TTCTTTGCCTGCTCTTGGTCAAACTCATAGGTGCGGCGTACTGCCTGCTCCATGCTGACCTTGTTCAGTTGCTCGGGTCGGATTCGCCCTTCACGAACATCCTGACGTAATACATCAATGATGTGATCAAAGCCAAGATCATTTAAGCCTTTTCCATAGCTAATTATTTGTTCATCAGGAACATTCTTGAGCCACGGGTTGGCTTCTAACAGCTTCTCGTCGAGCGCACCATGCTTATATGAGCCAGCGGGATAGGGGTCAATAGATATATCTGCTTGTCTTTCCCAGAATCTTGCGGGTTCGCTTTTACCTTCTCCCAACGGATTAAAACCTGCTCCCATACGTTTGTTCATCAGTCTTTGCGAGACTTGATACTGATCGCCAAAAGGCTGGATATGAAGAATGCCTTCTTCAGCCAAACGGCGAACTGGGTCTTCAGGCGTTCCCATTTCTTTTTTGATGTAGTTGGTCAGGTTGCGGTCGATCCAATCGTTGATAGCGTTGTTTCGCTTATTGACCGCCATCTCATTTTCCATTTGAGCAATAGCTCTTTGGGCAGTTGGATCATCACCCATGATCCGCTTGGCGGCATCAATTGCCTTTTGATTTTCAGCAAGTGTTTCAGGTGGCGTTGTATCCGCCATCTTCATTTTCCCGACTTGTTTCTCAACATTTCCTGTCAGCCAATTGCCTCCCTTGGGCTTGACCACCTGAGCAGGCTGAGTATCAAAGGAGCCAAGTATGTGAGCGCCAAAGCCACCACGGTTCATGATGTCGGTCACAGGCTTTTCCAACGAGCGTTCAACAGCCATACCAGCGTTCGTTGCGGCTCTGTTAACACCTTGTTTGACTTGTTGGTTGGCGGCTCCCATCAACGGCTGAAAGCCTGCAAGCTCGGGCATGACAGGTGGGAGCTTGTATTCGGTCTGCGCCTTGTCCATTAAGTCGATCAGGTCACCGATGTACTCGGCTGACTTCTCTGGGTGCATGCGTGGTTGGTAGATGCGATTGCCGATGGCGGTGGTGTATGCGTCTTCGCCTTGAAGGAGCTTGGGCGCTTGTTGGATCGCCTCAAACATCATGGAGCCAAAGGTCATGGCTGACTCTAAGCCAGCTACAGCCCTATCCAAAGGCGAATACTTCATGTCTTGAAGCTTGCGGTCTGCCTCTTGTTGTTCAACAAGCCTGCGACTGACTGCTTGGGCTAGAGGGGAAGGGATGTCGAGGTCGAATCGTGGTCGATCAGGTTGATCCTTGGTCAGATCAAACGTGGACGCCTTTGGGTATAAATAGCGTGGACGAGGATTGGGCATTGCGACCTCGGTAGGGAAGTTGCTGGATCATACCCGCTCACGCCTGTCAAGTCCATAGGTTGTAATCGACTGACTACCTCATATCTCCCACAGGCACTGCATGTCCAAGCCTCTCTGTTTCCAGTCAGTTCGTGTTGTCTTACTTGACCCCCACACTTACATATCTTCATTTTCGTACCCTCTGGTGGTGGATGTTGGAGCAAAGCACAGCCTTACCGTGATCAAAATCAAAGTTCGCTCTGTGCTTGGATGATCCCTCTGTATGGAGCCATGTCATCGCCTGCACTATGCCAGACTATTTCAACCACCACGCTCTAGCAATTCGCCCACGTTCCCTGCTCTGGCTTGCTCGTGTAGCAGAGTGGTCACCAATCACCACCGACGTACCGCATGATTGATGGGCTACCAAAACAAAAAACCCTGCTCAGGGGGCTTTGGGCTTTGGTATTGCCGCCTTGTAATGTGCGCTCCACAAACTTTACACATTACTTAACTCTTTCCAAAACCCGCCTGAGCAGGGTGTTCTAGTTGTAAGAGCTACAACGGGTTACCAGTCCGTTGATGGGGAAGATTTTACACATGTTTCAAACCTTGTCAAGCGGTGTCATGTATAAAAAATGGGAAATTTTGTACATGTATCAAGCGTCATGTCTATTTATTGCCGATTTTTGTACATAAGGGTTGTTGGCTACTCGCTACGTCTATGGGTCATCCTCGCAAGTACGCCGACAGCATCCGCTTTCACCAACACGGCTGGGGAATGCCTTGCAAGTAGGTACTGTTATCGGCGTACCACAATCCCCATGCGTGTTAGTTGTTGGTGTGGGCGGTTTCACCACAGTTCTAGCCGCCAGCTTCGCCACGTCATACAGTGGGTATACGTGATCTACTCTGATTCAATGCTACACACACCAACACGGCTGGGGACTGGTGAGGAGTTATCAGAGGCGAAGGCAGTTCCTCTAAAGAGGCGGTCTTCGCTTGTGCCAGTCAATCCCCATGCGTGTTAGTTGTTGGTGAACCAATTGTCATTTGGTTTGGGGCGTTTAACTGCATCCGCTCCTGTTGCAGACAGGTGTTTGACTAGAACCACGACACCAACACGGCTGGAGACTGCTCTTGCGGAATTGCAAAGCAACTGGGTGTATACCCCCAACAATCCCCATGCGTGTTGTGACTACATAGCGTAAGGGTTGCCCTTCTTCTTCCCTTGTTGGCTGTCAGCGTAGTCGTCGTCATCATACGGCTCTGGTGGCGCTCCGTCAATGTCGATCCACCCAGAGTCCCTCAGATACCGCAGGGCTTGTGTGCAGGCGTCCACAAAGTCGTCGTGCTTGGCGTCAGGGAAGCTACAGATCTGGCTCACAAAGCCCTCAGCCCATGCCTTGACGAAGCCCTTCCTGTTGTCGCTCTCAGGTATCCACACACGTCCACGAGCGATGATGTTGGACACAATGTTTAGGCGTTGGACTTTGTCAGCCCTGCCCGGGTTGTACGGCACGACAGGCAGATGCCCACGCCTCAAGTCTTGTATAAGAGCTATGCCTGCCGACTTATCCTCGATCAGAATCAAGTCAACCCTCTTGGCCTCCTTGCCCTCGCCAAACACGATCTCGAACTCGTCGATCACCTTGGGGCGCAGATCAGGGTATTGCAGGTGCTCCTGCCAACAGTCGATCACCATGGCGCTCATTGGCCCATCCAAGGGTTTGAACACGCCAAACGTGATGCAGGCGGTAGGGTCGTTCTGGGTCTTCTCACTGCTGGCGCAGTCATAGGATTGGATGATGTACTCGAACTTGGGGAAGGGCTTGCCGTTGGGCCAAAGCTTGAACATCTCCCGCTTGACAATGCCAGAGTCCTCAGGGTCAAGGATCTCCGCATGGATCTCCTGCCTCCCCAACTTCGTACCCTCGTATTGCAGGATCTGCTTTTGAAAGCTTGGCGCAAGGTTCGCTAAATTGGAGTAAGTGCTGGCTCTGGTCACCACCACGTCATCACCTTCCCTACCAACAAGCTCGACGATCAAGTCCTTGGGCTTGGGGGTGGTGGAGCAGATGAGGCGAGTGTGCTTGCCAAGGCGAACGCCGAACATGATCTGATCCCATGCCTCTTGGAGATAGTCCCATGCGGCAAGCTCGTCGCAGTTGTGGACGACGATGTGATTGGCGATGAACTCGTGCTCGCCCTCAACCGTTAGGTTGTAAGTCAGCGAGTTGGGCAAGCGTTCGACGCTTTGTACCGCCAGTGGCTTCAGTTCGATAAGTCCTTGTGGTGGACTTGTTGTTGCAGGCTTTGCAACAGTACTTCTGGAATCGCTTGACTGCGGTGTACTCTGTTGAGCAAACGAGGCAGTTGCGTTGCTCTGGGATGAAGCGATTGCTCCTCCAGCGTTCAAGGCAACCTCTTGAGCAAAACTTGCCAGCTTCTCCCGCAGAGTGCGAAACAAACAATTCATTGCATTGAATGCATTGAGCGTCTTTTGGGTGACGAAGCTTTGCAAGTGTCTGAGCCGCCGCCTGACGCTGTTTGTCAGAATTAACCTTGCCAGTTGCATGCAGGCGCTGATGCTCTTTTCTGGGCATTGCTTCCAGATTGCTCGGATCATTGTTGGACTTGTCTTCGTCTTTGTGGTGCACAACCCATCCTGTTGGGATTGGGCCAAAGAACTGCTCGTAGATAAACCTGTGGGCATATCGCCCGTTGATGTACTTGTAGCCCATAACTTGTCGCCCTTTTTGATGTTTCCAGCAGGAATCCACTGGTCTGCAACAAGTATCGGATGATCCTCAGTTACTGTCAAGCTCGTTACACCACATTCGATAGCCACCAAGTCATTAGGATTGCCTGAGATGCTAGATGCAAGCACTTTGCGAGCGCCGTGACGAGTCATGACCATATCCCCAACAGCCACGGACTCTATAGGCTTTTGAGACCCATCAGCCATGGCAATCATTGTGCCGAGGACACAGCACCAGCCGCCGTGGAACTGAGGGCCACGAAAGCGTTCAGGCTCGGAGGCGGGGATGCCTTTGATCAGGGAGCCGTTAATCAGGCGTAACTCGTGGGCGGTCTTGTTGTAGTCGGCTATCAGGATCTCGGGGATCACCGCCAACAGCCCAGAGTCACCCTCAAAGCAGGTGGCACGAACGTCAGCGGAGGTGGGGGCGGCTACCAACCATCGGGTCTCAGGCTCCGTCCAAGCCCACCAACCTATCTGTTCAGCGGCTGTTCTGGTCTTCCCAGCCCCCCTACCAGCCAACAGGAGCCATATCGACCACCACTCGTCGGGCGGGGTGATCTGGTGGTCATGGGCTTGGGACAGCCACTTGACTCGCCAATCAAAGGCGGCTCTGAGTTCTGGGGGAAGGTTGGCGTACTGCTCTCTGACTCCCTCGTTCTTGAGCAGAGTAATGAGGTCATCAGCCATGCGCCTTAGCCTGCCTGCGAGCCTCAAGCGCCTCAATCACCGTCTCGAAGGCGTCGAAGGTCACCTTGTGGTTAACAGGGGACTCAGCGTCACCAGCCACCACCGTGCGCTCACCATAGACTTTGGGAAGGTACTTGGCGGCTAACCATTTGCGACCATCCATGCGCAGGCGTTTGTCAGCAATACTGCCAGAGTCGTACTTGATGTTTCCAGCCTCGTCCACGATTTGCAGGGGCTTCTCATCAATGATCTCTTGGATTTGGTTCGCCATCGTATGCGCCAAATCTTGCCTTGCTATCTCGTATAACTCAAGAAACTCAGGGTGTTTGCGTAACCACGTATATACAGTCTGTTGGCTAGGCATGTCATCCAAGAGAACTATCTTCGTAATTGGTGTACCTGCGGCTAACAAGGAGCAGATCTTGACTCCTAGCTCTTCGGTGTACTTGGATGGGCGTCCACCAGCGTGTTTTGGTTGTGTTGCCATAATAATTTCAACGGCTCCTTTAACCTGTAGTTTACATGGAATCTTATTTGCCCACAATCTCCATGATGCCGTGTAATTCCATCTCTATAGCCCCTAGCATCATCTGTAGGGTTTTGATGGCGTTGGCGGCCTTCTCAGGGTTTTGGCGACAGAACTCCACGCTCCATATCTCCTCGACACTCGTGGGATTCTGCTGTTGTCCGAAGAGTCCAAACTTGTCCACAGGTTTTACACCGATAAGCTTTTCCCCAAGAGACCTTGAGTCCACGGCTCCCATGGTCTCCACGAGGCGCTGAGGTGTAGGTTGTGATGAGTTCAATTGTCTTCTCCATTTTCGAGAAACCAAATCAAGTTGATGAAGATG